TCTGCCAATAGCATGAGCCAACATTGAAGTTTTACCAAATTTAGCTTGTGCTTCCGCTGCACTAAAGATATCTAAAACTTCACCTGTCACCGCTGTACCTGCTGCTGTTTTTTGTCCGAAAATCAAAGCTGTATATTCTTGTTTAATTGTGCCAGTAGTGCTTATCGCTCTTACTAACTCAGCTTGAACAAAAGGAATATTCAGATTAAATATTTCATTAAAATCTATAGCCATTATTTTTTCTCCTCAATTTTTTTAGATGCCACTACATGAGATTTCTTTTTAGATAGATTCTCAATCGTGATATCACCATCTTCTTTTCGTCTTTTCCAATAAGTTGTGATTTTTGGAATTACGATACCCTCTTTTGGTACTCTTTTGTGAGTATCAGGATTGATAACCTTTTTATTTTCATCATTCGGAATGATTCTATACATTTTCCGGTACTCCTGGATTTATAATTTGAATATGAGCGATACTAGCTTCTATATCAAAATCTTCTAATGCTAATGAAACAATAGGAAGTGCATATTCATACTCAATTTTATACGTTAGCATTGCACTACCAATATCACTACCACTATCATTATTATGATCTGTTGTAGAACCTACCAATACTATATCATCTAGCAGAGCATAAAAGTCTTCTGCTGGATTCTTAGATTGAACTGTAATAATTCTACTCATTACCTCTTCAACATCAAACATGATATTTTCAGCAACTTCATAAAAGTCACCACTTGCTATATCGTTATTTTTAACAACGATACCAACATGCAATGATAGTTCTCTTTTAGTAGAAGTAGTATATTGCTCTATTACATTTTCATCTTTTGTAAAAACAGTTAGATATGGATAATTTTCATCTTCTTTAGGATTAATTCGACCACTATAAACACGCTCAGATACACTTGTTACACCAACTTTTAAAAGCTCTGTGAAGTGTTGTCTAATAAGTGTTTTTTTATAAGCCAAAATTTAATCCTTTAAGTAGATATCAGATCCACCTATTCCATCTTTACGAACATCTCTCACTTTAAAGTTTTTAGTCTCTATAGTGAGGATATCATCTTGTTTTATATCTGTTGTGATAATATCACCGTTACTATCTATCATCTTCATAGAAGTATTAAACATGGGCTTATCCTCAATAATCGGTAAACCCTCTTCGGTAATTAAAATAAATGCATCTGTTTTAATGATATTAAAAGTTTCAGTAGTTCTTGTATTTAAACAAAGTACACCGAACTCATTAGAGCTTATCATACTTAAATGATCTGATTCTAATATATCATTAAAACTTTTTACCATTATCTAAAATCCAAACTTTGATAAAAGGCTTTTATTCTCTTCTTTATCACCTGCTAAATCTTTAACTGCTTTTCTCAGTTCTTCATTTTCAGATTTTAAAGTTTCGTTTTCTTCTTTTAATGCTTTATCAGCACCTTTTTCAAGTTCTATATTTCTAGCAACTAACTCATCAATATCTTTTTGATTCGATGGTTTATTGCTTTTTTTAATCTCACCTAAAAGACCTTTTTTATCAAGCTCTTTTTTCTTTTCCGCTGAAACTTCATACTCGCCAGGTGGGACTAATTTCCCATCCAACTTAGTTGAACCATTTATATATACTTTTGGCATAATTTATCCTTACACTAGTACAAGTGCAACAAGAGTTGAGTTAGCATCTACTAGCATTGGCGCACGAGTTTGAACAATTTCAACTTCAAGAACTTTTTTAGCTTTTGAAACTTTTGATATTGCATTTCTAGCATCAATAACTGCTTTTGTGTTACCCTCAATACTTGGAAAATCAATATCCATATCACCAGCATAACCAGCAATATCAATATTTCCGTTGACCGCTGAAAGTACAGCTACTTTTTTTTCTGGAACTGCTTTTTGTGCTGCACCATCTACATCTGTATAGTTACCATCGTAACCCCAAATTTCAAGACCTTTATATTTACCATATAAAATTGCACCATTTACATCTGCAAACGATTCAAATACTAAATCGCCTCTATCAATTCTGCGAGAGTCAAAATCATCAGTTGTTTGTAGTTTGTTAACATAAACACCAATTGTTGCTACTCTACCGATAATGTGAGTCGCATTCGAACCATCAGCCCCTATTAGACTAATAAAATCATCTGTATCCGATGCTGGTGTACCACCTGCCTCATCCCAGTAACTACCACCTGTTAAATCAATTGTGTTTGCTGCATTTCTATCAAAATCAACGATACGATTTTCACCTTTACCGACAACTGTTAATTGACCATTAAATGCTGCATCAATTGACATTAGTTCCATTGCATTTTCAACCATCTCACGTTGCTCTTGCTGAATTTCTGCAACCATTACAGCAGCTTTAGCAGCGAATGTTTCTTGTGTGTAAACACTTTGACCACGAAGACGTTTTTTTAACTCTTTAGAAGTTAAAGTCATTAAATCTTGAAGTGTTGGAAGTTTAAATGTATGTTCATCAAAACTTAGTTTTTCAGTACCATCTGCAACTGCATCTGGATTAACAAAACCAGCGATACGAATACCTTTAAATTGTTTATCAATTTCGATAATTTCTGTATCTTGTGTTTCTGAGTTTCCAAAGAACTGTAAAAACATTCTTGGTTTTGGTGCTGTTTTTACAAAAGACTGCCCCATACGTCTAGTTAAATCTAAGAATTCGATACCCATTATTGTCTCCAATCATTTAAAATAATGTTTTTAGCTTGAAGTGTACCTGCCACTTGCGCTTCTGTTTGTGAACCTGGAAGAGTTACATTGTTTGAATTAAATTCACCCGTATAACCAACACCTGCAGCATCGCCACCTGTTGCATCGACATCTGCTACAAGAATATAAACTTTTTGCTCACTAAAAGGAAGTTGAGTTCCCGTTGGTGTATCTTCTGGATTAATCACGATATCATCTGTATATTTACCATCGTTCTGAAGTGTTACCACCATACCTATAGTATATGCAGTACCAGTTAAAAGTGTGATACCTTCTGTATCTCCAATCTCTTTTACAAGATTATCTGGTGCAATTGTTACTTTTCCCATGATTATTTACTCCCTTCAAAGTGTTTATCTAAAGCTTTTTCAGCTTCGTTTTCTAGCTTTTGTTCTGCTGATAAATTTTCATCAGTAGTTTCACCCTCATCTTGTTCATCTAGCTCTTGACTAGCTTTTTCGAAATCAGTTTTTTGTTTTGCAAGTGCATCGCCTTGATTTTTTAGAAGTGCAATCGCTGCATCTCCAACTGTTGTACCATCTGTAATAGCTTTTGCTGTAAATTCAGCGTTACCATTAAGTGCGATAATACCGCTACATCTATCTTTTTCGAGATTTGTAGCATCTAATGCCGTACCCGTTAAAGCTTCGGCATGGTCATCTCTTAAAGCTTGTAATTCTTTTTCAGTCATTACATTACCTTGTGTTAAATTTTTGTTTTTCGCCAAAGCCTTGGTTTCGGTTGTCTCCGCGGTTGGATTGTCTTCTTTTAAAAGAGCTGCAATTTGGTCATTCTCTTCATCTTTTGCATTTTCACGATAATTAGCCATACAACTCTTAAAATTTTCATTAGCTAATAGTTTTGCAGATTCAGAATCTCCATCAATTTCAGTCGCTATTATTTCATCAATAAAACCAGCTTCTAAAATTTCACTTCCATAAAAATAAGTTTCATCGTCTAATAGCTGTTTTATTTCTTTATCAGATTTACCACTTTTATCTATATAGTTTTTAGCTAACATATTGGTTAAACTCTCGAGATGATTAGCTTTTTTTCTAAAATATTCAGCATCTCCCCACGCGACCATACTAGCATTATGAATCATATACACAGAATTATCATAAGCTTTTATAGTATCTCCAGCTAATGCGATAACAGAAGCCATTGAAGCAGCAATAGAAGTTATAATAGTTGTGACGTGACCTTTGTTGTATGCCTTTATTGAGTTAAAAATTGATACGCCCTCAAATATTGCACCGCCTGGGCTAGATATATGGATTTCTATATCTCCATTTGCTTCATCTAGTTGTCTTGATATACTTGATGCTGTTATCCCCCATATTCCGATTTCATCATCTATTTTAATTACTGTCATTTGTATCAATCTCCTCTTTTGGAATTAAATCTTTTATTAACTCTTTTTCTTTTGTTAAAATATCTACATTAGTCTCAAAATCACCATGACCTAAATCACTTGTTGATTTTTCTCTAGTTCCCAGATAATTATCAATAGCTAATATGTGAGCCTTAACATCTTTAACTGGATCAACTGAACCCATTGGATCACCTATCCAAATAGCTTTTAGATATGCGCTCTTATTTTCAAAGAAGTCCGGTATCACTAAATCACCTTGCAAAATACCCCATGTAATAACTTGATCTCTTGTAGGTTTACAAAATGAATTTATAAATAGCATTCTTTCGGGTTTTACAAATTTTTCCATTAATAGCATTGAAGCTCTTGAAGCACTATATGAACTTGCAAATATAGTTAATATTACTTCTAAAGGGATTCTTGTATCCGCTGATACTTTTTGCAATGAAGTTAAAATAAATTTATCGTAATTTGGATTATCTCTACCTTGCTGATGAATGTTTAACTTGTCACCAGTTGCCAACTGAGTTATTGAGTTTTCTTTTACTGTGTTTTTAGTAGTTTGAGTTTCTTCACCTGTCAATAAATCTGTTTTATTTCCAAACACATCGGTTTTTGATTCTGTAGTAATTGAACCAAAAAATATAGCTGCAAGTTTAGCTGCTGTAAGTTCATATTTCATATATTGGTCAATAGCGTCTATGTCTCTCATGACCGGAGTTAAAAAAGGTATGCCTCTGATTTGCTTAGCTCTCTCACGCTCGAATATATGGAGCATGTTACGTTTGCCCTTACTAAATGCTCTTATCGTGTTATACGTATTGTCTGCTTGTAAGATTGAGTATTCTAAAGGCATTTTATTTTTAGATGTTTTGATACCCTCTATAAATTCAGCTTTATTTGATGTTATATTTTCAGCACCAATTAAATTGATTTGTATCGCTTTAAAATTCCCTATTTTTGATAATGGCAATGAAGCGAAGCTGTCTCCATCTTTTTTATATATTTTATATGCTAATCTTTGAATTGAAAAGAAGTTATCTTTTGCTGTAATATCGCATATTGTAGATTCAGCCCATGAGTTGAAATACCTATCAAGCATTGATTCTATTTCTTTGGCTCTTTCTTCGGTTAGATTTGGTATTTGCTTTCTTTGTATTGTACTTTTAGCTTTAAGACCGCCACCGATGGCATGGTCTGTTGCTGCTTGAATAATACCTTTATAAAATCCATTATTTTTATATTTATCTCTTGAAGTCGCTCTTAATGTTTGTAAGTCTGCGATATCTTCATCTTCTGTTGTTTCAAAATTTTGTATATTGTAATGTGGTGATTGAGTTGCGCCATCGTATAATCCACCATAAAGAGCGGATGCATTTCTTAATTTTGATATTTCATATGCTGCTACCGGGCTAAAATAACTTTTTATTTTATCAAGTGTATTAAGCATAAGGATATCCGGTAGTGAAAAGTGTTCTAATTTTTGGAGCGGTTAATGATTTCCCATCGAGACATTCTATTTTTTCAGTCCAATAATCTACTTGTGATTGAGCTTCTTTAATTTGCACACGTTCTAATTCTCTTTTAGAATTTTGACCGTTTGATATAATATATTTTTGATTTTGGGATAATGATTCGAGGGTATTAGTCCATATCACTAAATTGTCTAAAAAATAATCTTCTAGTGATTTTCCAGCTTTGACAGCCAGTAGTTCATCTGCTTTAGTTATCATAATATGGCAATTCCGTCATAAAAAGTAGAGTTTTTGAATCCTCTTTGGTGTATTATAACTTAGTTTTTGTATAAAGTCAAAATATTATTTTATGTATGGTGGAGAAAGTAGGATTCGAACCCACGATAGATAACTATACTTGTTTAGCAAACAAGCGACTTAAACCACTCGTCCATCTCTCCAACTATTACAGCATACACCACGGTATGCCGCTATATAGTGAATCTTGATTATTACTATTAGCTAGATAGCTTTTTGGTAGATTCATGTAATCCGAATAGTCGCCTTTGCGTGGCTTCCATACGAATCATAATTGTATCATAAATTTTCTTCTTTAATTGATAAATCAAAACCTTTTATCTGAGCTTGTATCAATCTGATTGCTGCAAGTTGATATACTTCCAAGTCTAAAGCTTCATTTCTATCTCTAGTTTTAATATAAGTTTCTTCAATAAATCCCTTTTTATTTTTCTTAAATACTTTTTTTTCTGCTGTTAATTGTTCAAACCATTCTGCATCGAATGAATCGTTATGATGAATAAAACCCTCTTCATCTGGTTTTAATGCTAATCTTTGAAATACGATATCTTTAGCTTTTGAAGTTGCTACCCACATGATAGTAGAATCATCGACAGTTGATTTTTTAAGTGATCCTATCGGTCTTGCATCGTCTGTTTTAACTTCTTTACTATCACCTTTTAGCATTATGAATTTTTTAGGATATTTCTTAACAAATTTTTTAACTTCATCTGTTTTATGACCTGCCATATCAATAAATGATTTCCATATTTTTACTTGTTTACCATTTTCTGTATATAAAGCTTCATTATGAATTTCTAAAAGTTTATCCCATACAAATTGATTGATTGGATCACCCATAATCTTACCGGCTTTTATATTGTAACTTGTTTCGCCTGGACACCATGCTTTGATAAGATACTCAAGTCTATCATCTTGTGTGTCAATAGTCATAAGAACAGTCTCTGCACTATTTGGAACTTTATCATATGATTCTATATTTTCCATGAGTTTATTAGATTCTAATTTAACTGTTTTCTCTTCAAAAGTCTCACCGAGCCAAGTGTTTTTAAATGACTTCATTTTCTCAACATTGCCGATAGCATCTACAAAAGTTTCCGCTATTTTCGCCCATGTAGTATTTGGTTGAAAAGAATATCCAGCCCAGATATGATAACCTCTTTTTTTTCTGCCACTTCGATTATATTCTGCTGTTAAATCGCAATGCTTACAAAGAGTCTCACCGTTTTTTTTATCTTCGATATCATTTTCATTATAGTACCAATGCCTATTATCTTTAGGTTTCTGCCATTCATCACAACAAAAAAACTCTTTAGTTTGTAGCCATCTCCCGGTATTGTCCATGCTACGTTTATATTTATGGTTTATTAGTTCTTCACATTTTATACATTTGAATTTTGCTTTATCAACATGCCAATGTTTTACACCATCTCTATATTCTTGTGGAATTATTAGATTTGGAAATTGTAATATTTGAAGATAATCACAATGAGGGCATGGAATATATCTATATCGCTGATCTGTTTCTTTAAATTTAGTCTCAGTTTTTGAATGATATTTTATTCTAGGTGTGCTTCCAATTATTACTTTTCCATTCCAATATGATTCAATTCTTTTTACACCTAATGAAAATGGATCGCCCTCGCCATCTACATCATCTGGGAATCTATCATATTCATCAAACACAATATCTCTAGCTGTAGCACTTGCATAATTTGATACTGCTTTACCACCACGAGATGAAATATATCCACCAAAAAAAGCTTTTTTATTTAGTGTATCATCCTCTCTGGTTTTGATAATTTTTTCACCAACTATCGGCATATCTCTAATTAGTGGTTTTAATTCGTCCTTGCTCCAATCATTAGCTTTTCCATCGTTCGGTTGGAATACTAGGATTGTTGCAGGATCTTCGGCTATGTTATATGCTACTTTGAAATTAACCATTTTTGTATATCCGATACGAGTAGACTTCATCCAAACTATTAATTCGATATCATCATCACTCATAGCCCTCAATGGCTCTTCTTGATATGCGAATGGAACGAATCTACCGGTTATCGCTGAACTCTCTGGACTCAGAAAACCATGCTTTTTAGAGAACTCCAATACATTTGATTTTGGTTTAGGTTTTAGTTGTTTGAAAATTTCAGATATTACTAATTGCTCTTTATGAGATAATATTTCACTCAAATTGATTTCCAATATTTTGTAAATCTTCTAATATTTTATTTGTATCATCTGTTGTAAAATCTTTAATCTCTTTTTGAGATAATCCCTCTAATGAAACTGCATAATTATTGGGAAGATTTATCAAAGAGTTTCTGATCATATTCATAGCAAAAGATAATATTCTTATAACCTCATCGCGCTCAAAAAGATTATCTTCTAGTTTTCGGTTTTTGATTTCTTCATTTTTAGCTGTGAAATATTCTCTAAGTAATCCGGCTTTTTGTTTTAGTATATCTATCTTTATTCTATTCTCTATACCATTTCCACCCTTGACTGACAAAAGTATTTGTTCTAATAATTCTTTTGCTTCACTATCTGAATCTTGATTTTCACTTTCATCATCTTCGATATCTTCATCTTTTGGTTTTAGCTTATCAATCTCTTTTTGTATTTTTTCTTTGCCTTT